TAAAAGAAACCAGCTTTAACGTTTGCACGTGTGCGGATATAAGGCTCAGCAACGGTATCTGTTAAGTTAACAGCTTTCAATGCTTTAGAATCACCTTCAGCGTCAAATGCATAAACTAAGTCATCTTTCAAAGAAGCTACGATTGTATTGTCAGGCATACCCTCACAAACAACAACTTTAATTCCTAAGTAAGTAGATTGCAATGGAGCAGAAACATAAGTTAAAGTGTTACCAGAAGCAGCAGCAAGTTCGTAAGCAGCAGCAACGTTTGAAGAAACACGAATTCTTAAGTCAGCTTTTTTAAATCTAACTGATGCAGGTAAACCATTTACAACTGAATTGAAAGTGTCAAGTACGTTTGTTGAATCAACAGTACCACCACCTGTAAAAGCTAAATCGCCATCATTACAAAGTTTAACTAAGTAACCATCACACAAAGCTAAAAGCGGGTTTTCACTTGCCGTGTCACCTTGCCATCTGATTAATTCGATATCTTCTTCGATTTGCTTAGCCATTTCACCCCAATAGTAGTTCATAAAAGAAGCTACGGTGAAATCGCCGTTAGAACCTTGTGTCATTTGCAAAGCAACAAAAGACTGCTCTAAGTCGAACTGACAAATTTGAGCCATTGCAGAGAATGCACAAACGTCAATTTCGATAGCATCCAAAGTATCTGTAGGTGCTTCGAAGTTACAAGTTGATGCCTTAAGGATTGAACCGAAAGCAACGTTAGCCAATTTAGTTTTTGACTTAATACCAGGCAAAGCACGGTAAGTGTCAGCAACATCAGCTGTTAAATAAGCACGAGAATAGAACTCGTTAGGGTTAGGACAAAGCAACGCGTTGTTTTCAATGTCAAGGTCGAATTTTAATTTTCTTTCCATTTTTGTTTTTATTTGTTTTTAGTTATTACTTAATTTATTTAATGCGCTGAATTTTTCAGCAATACTCATTTTAACTTCAGACTTTAATTCGATTTCGTCTTCCGCTTTTTCTGCTAACATTTCTTCCATTTGAGATTTTAAGTCAGCGATAATTTTAAGAAGGTTGTTTACTTGCTCTTCAAGTACTGGAGCAACGATAGCCAAAACAGCTTCAGCATCAGTCGCAACGTCAACAGCCATTTTTTCTTCTTTAACTTCCTCTTTAATTTCTTCTTTTACTTCTTCAAGTTCAGATGGCGCAGGTTGCTCATCAATAGGCTCAGTTTCAGTCGTAACATCTTCTTCAACTACCGTGTCTTCCATAGCCACTTCGCTTTCATTTGGAACGTCTTTAATCTCGATAATCTCACCGCCTTTTACAACGTAGATTTTACCTTCAATTAAATGTTCCCCGTCAGGTAACTTCATATTATTTAATTTTAAGTGATTACTTAATTTTAAACCTAAAAAACCTTCAATAGAAAAACCAACTTGGTCTGCTTTTACCAACTCAGAATAATAATCTTTGTCGGTTACTTGTGCCGTAATCATTAAAGTGCCTTTAGGAACTTCAATGCCAAACGTGCTAAATGCTTTATCTTCTTTTGGGTTATCTACAATCAACGATTCAAGAATATAGGCAGGAACTTGTTGGTTTTGATCGTGTTCTAAATTAAAGATGTCGCGGTTTTTTAAGTCCTGCATAAACTTAGCGTGTATTTGTTCGATAGTTTCAGCAGTAAATTGAACGTAGTATTCACCAGTTTCATCGTCACGTCTATAAATCTCCATTGGAATCATAGCGGGAGCAGTCACTCGATATTTTAAATCGTCTGCAAATAACATTTTAACTTCTTGACTAAACGCCATTCCTTTAACTTTAATAGCAGGGTTTGAAGTGAATGCGATTTGCTCGATTCCTAACTCTTCGCCGTCTGAATATTCAGGGTCAATCGTGATTTTGTAAATAGGTAAATCCTTTGTCATTCTCACTATATTAGATTTTGTTTATATTTGTTCAAAAATTATAATTATGATTGAAGTATTAGGGCGTAAAATAGCCAACAAAATGAATGAGATTACCGTTGAAGAGTTTGAAAAGATTTCTGCAATCCATAACAACAAAGAACTCGATAACATCGAAAAGCAAATTAAGGTTTTTGAAGTAGTCGGAGTTGAAGAAGACGAATGGGATGACTTTAATTACTTTGTTGAAAAGACAAAAGAGTTTAACACCGATAACTACGAAGTAAAAGACCCGGTAACCGAAATTGAAATTGACGGATATACCTATAAAGGTGAACTTAAACTTTCAGTTAAAGATACAAAGCTAATTGAAAAGGCAATTGTTAAAGAAAACAAGCATTCAGTTTCTGACATTTTAGCTATTATGTTTAAACGAACTGACCTTTCGAACGTTGAACACTACGATAACGCGCATTTAAAACATAAATCGAAGTTGTTTAGAACACAAGCTGCTGAAATTGCAATTCCTTATTTAAACTATGTTACTCAAACAATCTCAAACCATGCTCAAAAACAAGCTGCCGAAAGCGTGGAATCAGATAACGATTGAAACGTTTATTGAATTACGCGGTTTAAGTCAAGAGGATGGGGTTTTTAACTATCAAATTGACGTGCTTTGCACATTGTTAGATATTTATCCTGAGGATTTAGACGATATTTCACTTGAAGAACTTGAAGAACTGTTACTTGAGGTTAAATTCATTCGTGACGAACCGCCAAAGTTTTATAAAACGGAACTCGATAACTATAAATTAAAGCCATTTAACAAACTTACACTTGGCGAGTTTATAAGTTTAGAGAAATACTTTTCAGAAAACTACATTGAACGTCTTTCAAATATAGTTGCAATACTTTATAGAAGGGTTCGTATTAATGAATGGGGTGATGTTGAACTTGAACCTTATAACTACAATTCAAATGACCGATTAGAATGGTTTTTAGATTTTAAAATTACGGATGTTTTTGGATTACTACCCGAGTATATTAAATTTCGCGAAGGTTTTATAGAACAATATAAAAATCTAATGACCGAAAGTTATGAAAATGACTTTGAACTATCTGAAAATCCTGATGCTGAAGAAATAAAAGAAATCGAAGAAGAAAAACGCCAACAAAAATGGGCGTGGGAACAGCTTATTTGGTCGTTATGCAATGAAGACCTAACAAAGTTCAATGCCGTTTGTGACCTTCCGTTAATCCTGGTCTTTAACTTTTTAGGAATGAAAAAAGAATTAAACGTTTAGTATTCTAATGCTCCCCAAAATTCCCCAAACAGCGGGTTAAAGTCGTAGATTACATTTTGCTTTTTACGTAACATTCCAGCAACTTGAACCAATGGATATTTTCCTGAAAGCCACTCGATATACTGTGAATACATTTCTGATATAATACCTTCGCTTTCTAATCGTAAATTAAAAGTTCTTACAAGGTCGTATGGTTCGATTGTTATTGTTCCATTATTTAGAAACCCGAAGTAATATGCCGCAAGTATTTCGATTCTTAGGTTACCTTCTGTTGTGAATTTAGCATTTATACGAACTGAATCGTAAAGCGTAGCCGTATCTATTAATCCCTCCTCACGAATGATTTTACGTAAAACCTGAGCAGCTTTATTTCTAATCTTATACTTTAGCTTAAATTCTTTGTCTGGCATACCTATATTAAAACTAATCTTCTATTTGTTCAGGAACTTGACAATCCGTGTAATTATCTATTGAACAAGTTATAGTCATTACCCAACCTGCCGCATAATCTAATAAGTCATTATTTAAAGGTGTCATTGAAGGTTGACCTATAACATCAAAGCTAAAATCATTTGAATTTAAAAACCAATTGTAAAGGTCATTTAATATTAAATGACAATCGCTTAGAATTACGTTTATGTTTGCTCGGTCTTTTTGTATAATATCAAAGCAATAAATCTCTAAATTTATTTCGGTAGTAAAACCCATTTCACTCGGTAACGCATCAACTGGACAAATATAAACCAATGGATATTTCTCATCTTTAGTTGCGAAGTTTTCTAATTGTTCGCGAAAGTCCGAACCTACTTTTTTAACTTGCAAATGATTATCATAAAAGGTTATAATCTTATTTATTAAACTTTGGTAACTTATCATAGCGTGGCGTTTTGATTTATTTTAGCGACTTTATTTTGACTATTTGTTATTTCAGTTTCACTTACAACAGCTTTAACCGTTATTTGTGTTTGGCTATCTTGCGGAGCGCCTACGTTATTTAAATCGTTACCTTGCCCGAACAAATTAAATGAAGGCGTAGCAGCAGTTGTTGAAGTAGATGATGCACTTGGAATTGTTGGCGTATTGCCACCACCGCCGCCAGTTGACGTGAACTGAGTAGATGCAATTTTAGCTATCGTTGCCGCTGAAGTAGCAGCCGTTGCAATTAATGAAGCTATGCCTATTGGTGTTGCTATTGGCGCAGTGGCTAAGGAAGCTGTAATGGCTTTTCCTGCGTCTACAATTGCACCTGATAACTGCAATGCTTTATTAAATTTAAATTGTTTCTTGGCTAACTCTTCTTCTTCTTTACTTCCTTTTTTAACCTTTGCCATTTTAGCGCTAAAAGCAATATCGCCGATAGCTTGAATAGCCTTAGTTGAATCCTCAGCAATTTTTAAAGCATCGTTTGCAGTTTGAAATTGAGCCGCACGTTTTTTAGCTTCTTCTTCTTCTTTTATTTTAACACGTGCATCTGCTGCGTCTTTATCTATTTTATTTAAATCAGCTTGGTATTGAGTTGTTAACGCTGCAATTAATGCTTGGTTTTCACCAGCTGCTACAATTTCGGCATCGTATTGAATCGCTCGTTTATCTTTTGCTAATTGTATTTTTTCATCTTCAGTTTTAGCAAGTAATTCTTGAAGTTGTAACGCTTGTTTATCCTGAAGTTCATATTGCTTTATTAAACCTGCGTTATATTCATCTAAAAGTTTCTTTTGTTTTTCCTTTTCAGCGTCTATTTCAATTTGCTCTTGTTTGGCTAATGTCGCTTCAAGTTCTTTTTGATATAAGTTTTGTAAACGTAGCTTTTCGTTCTTTGTATAGTTTTCGTTTTTTTGTACATCTGCAATTAACCTTGCATATTTTTCCTGAGTAGCTACAATTTCGCGGTCATTGTCATTTTTAATAGATGCTATTTCTAAGTCTTTGATTAATCTTGCGGCAGCTAATCTATTTTCAGCAAACTTTTTGGCATCTTCTAATGCTTTTTTATTTGCATCAATTCGTCTTTTACGCTCATCTTCAGCATTCTTTTTATCTTCTTCAGCTCGTTTCTTTGCTTCGTTTTCTCTATCAATTCTATCTTGCTCAACTAAATATTTTCTGTCCCTTGTTTGTTCTAATATTATTTTGCGCTCTTCGTCTATTTGTTTTTTTAGATTTTTTAATTTTTCTTTATCAGCTTCTTTACCTAATTTTAATTCAGCATAATAAGCGTTTTTAGCGCTGTTTAATTTTTCTTTTGAAAAACCTTGAACTTGACGGCTTCTTTTTAATTCTAAATCTAAGGTCTCTTCACCTCTTAATCGAGCCATTTTAATTTCAAAGTCTAAAGCACCAGTCACTGCCTCTTGCCTACGATTTGCGCTTTCAATTACTTTTTCATTTGCTTCAGCCATTTTTTGTGCATTCTCTTCGGCTGCATAACTTGTTAACCCTAACCAATCGGTTAAATCTTTAAAGCCTTGTATTAATGCGTTAATAGGAATCATCATTACATCGAATATCTTTTTAAGAATACCCATTTTATGCAATAACAAAAGAATAGCAGCTACAATTGCAACGATAACCGCAACTAATAAAAAGATAGGATTAGCCAAAAGCGATACACCGAAAGCTATAAATTGCTTTGATACAATACCGATTGTTTGACCCAAACCCATAAATGTTTTGCCAAGACCTGATATTTGACCCATAAAATCTTCAGGCTTCAACGCTTTTAATGATTGATTAAAAACAGCAGCTTGTTTTCCTGCTTTTGCAAAATCTAAATTCATAACTGAATCTTGCAAATCAGTAAATGAATTTTTTACTTGGTCTATATTTGTCCCCTCCGTAAATCCTTTAAATGCATTATTTGCACCTTCTAATTTTTTGCGTAAGTTACCCGCTTCATCGGCAATTGCTGCCATTTGTGCTGGGTCGGTTGCTTTAATATATTCATCTTTTAAAGATTTTAATTCTTTTCTAATTTCTGCAACACCACTTACTTTTAAAGGTATTTCTATTTCATTCATATCTTACGGATAAATTCTAATTTCTATTGTTGAACTTAAAAAACCATCTGCATAAGCAGCGCCTATAACATCCCACGATTCAATAAATATTTGATTCGGTGAACCAACAATAATGCTATATTGAATATTAACATTGTTTTGAGATATGTTTACAAAGGTAGTAGTATTTGAAAATATGTTATTTGTTGTAAATCCTTCATATTGACCTACGCCATTACGAACCCAAATAATTTGCTCAGATAACGTGTTTTCCCAAATTGTAACCGTAGGGTCTAATGCTAATGATTGACTAATATAACCAATGTATTTTTGGTAAGTAGGTAACATTTCATTAACCGCAGTTCCGTTTATGGTTTCTGTTACTATTAAATTATCCGTATTTATGCCGCTTTCAGTTATTGTTTTATTATTACCTATAACGACACCATTTAAACCCTCAGAAATTACGTTGCCTTTTCCGTAAACCTCAACATTACCCTTGCTTAAATTAATGTTTGATTGTAATTTGATATCCGATTTTACACCACTTGAAGCAACCGATGAACTCCAATCTCCAATATAAATTGCGTCTCGCGTTCTAAACTCTGCTAAGTCAATCTCAGTATCTACGCTTATTAATTCGACTTTTGTTAGGGTCTCATCGTTGGCATTATAATCCATTACTTTGTTAATGTTCCACCAACTATTATCTATTCTAATTTTGTCGTTTAATTTTAACGTTTGAACATCGGCTTCATTCAAATGAAAAGAAGCGATTAGCATTTTACCAACATTGATTTGGTTAACCGTTCTTCGCCAATATAAATTGTAAAGATTGTTGTTTGTTAAAACGCTTG